CGGTGATTTTAATAAAGGCGTACCTCTTGGTAAAGTTACTGTCTTTGCCGGAGAGTCGGGCGCCGGGAAATCGTTCATCTGCTCAGGAAACCTCGTCCGACACGCACAAGAACAAGGAATTTTTGTAGTCTTAATTGACTCAGAAAATGCCCTTGACGAAGCTTGGTTACACGCACTTGGTGTATCTACTGAAGAAAATAAACTATTAAAACTAAACATGGCAATGATTGACGAAGTAGGAAAAACTATTTCTATGTTCGTTAAAGATTACAAAACACTACCAGAAACAGATCGTCCTAAGGTATTGTTTGTAATTGATTCATTGGGTATGTTATTAACGCCCACTGACGTTAATCAGTTTGAAGCAGGTGATATGAAAGGTGACATGGGTCGTAAGCCTAAAGCACTAACAGCACTTGTTCGTAACTGTGTTAACATGTTTGGTTCACTGGGCATCGGCTTAGTAGCTACTAATCACACATATGCTTCACAAGATATGTTTGATCCAGATGATAAAATCAGTGGTGGTCAAGGTTTTGTTTACGCATCAAGTATTGTTGTTGCTATGAAGAAACTAAAACTTAAAGAAGATGAAGATGGTAATAAAATTAGTGATGTACGAGGTATTCGTGCCGCATGTAAGATTATGAAAACTCGCTATGCGAAACCATTTGAATCTGTACAAGTTAAGATTCCCTATGAGTCAGGTATGAGCCCTTACTCAGGATTATTAGATATGATTGAGAAGGCTGAACTTGTTAAGAAAGAAGGTAACTCACTTGTCTACACAACACTTGATGGGGAAATCATTAAGAAGTTTCGTAAAGGTTGGGAAGCTAATACTGACGGTTGCTTAGATATAGTAATGAGTGAGTATGGTCAAAAATCAACAACAAAGATAAGTACTGTAACACCTGAGGAGGAGGATACAGAATGAGTTTAGCTTTTACAGCAGAAATATGGGATGCACTACGTACTCATATTGATTTCAATGACCGTAGTGATGCGGCAGACACATTGATTAATTTGTTAATTGATAATAATTACGAAGCAAATGACATTAAAGATTCTTTTAAGAATGACAAAGAGGTACTCAAGGCATTAAAAGGTTACACTGACCAACACGATGGCGAAGAGTACGAAGAATATGACGAAGACGAAGACCAAGAAGAATGGGATTAAATGTCAAATTGGTATACAAGGATCACATCTAATCTAGCTGTGATACCCGATTTCATCTCTCATTGTGAGAATGAACTATTATCTGCTAAACAAGAGGTGAAGGTATATGGCAATGTTGAAAAGAACATTGCCGCATTACCCGGTGTAACTGAACATCGTTTTAATCAACTACAAGAGATAGAAGCCGTATTGAACTATCTCAACATTCAATTACGGAAAATTCGCCGAAAACATTTTCAAAAATATTTAGAAGCGTATAATAGAGCATTGACAAGCCGTGATGCTGAAAAGTATGTTGATGGTGAAGACGAGGTAGTAGATTTTGAAACACTTATCAATGAAGTAGCATTACTACGAAATCGTTGGTTAGGTATAATGAAAGCACTAGAGTCAAAGAATTTTATGTTGGGTCATATTGTCAGATTGAGAGCAGCCGGTATGGAGGATATTACAATTGGTTAATAATACACATAGCAGTAACACTATAACATTGACTGGATTAGGATCTAGTGGAATGAATAATATTAGTCCATTGTCTATTAGTTCATTGTCACAAAATTCAGCTATCTCGTTGGATGATACTTATCTTAATAATTTGTTTAAGAACATTAATAGAAGTGACTATGTAAAAAGATATGAGGTTATAGAAGCCACTGAAGATATACTAGCATTAAGTGTTGCTTGGAAACGTTTACGTGATACAAAAAATGAATCAATACAAGTTAGTATTACTACATTGTTAGATGATAACTTATTCAGAAAAATAGAAGAACCTGACAGGGTTCGTGCTAACGAGATAAGAGATTATTTCAGCAAAAAAATTATGTTATGGACTCTTAAAAGTGTTAAGTTGTCTCCCTATAGACAAGACCTGAATAAATTTATTCACAGTGATGGTAAAAAAGTCACAGAAGAATTATTACCACTCATTTACAGATTGCCTGAATTCTATGAATACGATATTCAATTCGACCAGTTCAAAAGAGAAGTTAATTTAGAAATAACTAATTTCAGTAATATAGATAGTGTTAAAAAAATCACTACTCTAACTCCTATAAAAAGTTTTTACAAAACTAATAAACGTGTAAAACATTTTGAATATTGGTTAAAGGATAGCAATGACAATGCTCATTTGATTACAATTGAACCAAAGAACCCATTAAAACATATTTGGGATAAGATTTTTACCAATGGTCAAATACGTATTGAAGGCACATGCTACCCTAAAAAGTATGATGAATTACAATACTATCAATTACTAAATTGGACAATAGCCTAAAATTTGACAATAAATGGGCTTTCTGCTACAATAGATTCTTATTCAGTTGAAAGGGATTTATGGGTTACAAAGTTGTTGCTGACAAGTATCAGATGGATGAAATGCGTACCAAGTATGGTCCGCGCAATGGCTTAGAAGGCCCGTTTAATTTCTCCGGAAGAGTGTTGTATTATGACAACAGTGAAGGCCAATACTACGATCCTAGGTCAGATTTCTACGTGGAACAGTCAGAAATGAACGAAATTCATGCTAATTTGATAGCCAAAATTTGACAATAAATGGATTTGGCGCTATAATAGAATCTTAGACAGTAAAGAAGAGGACTACAAAATGACTACAGAATTCAAATCTTGGGAAGAGTTATCAGAGTTAGAGCAGGCTCAATCTATCTATTGGGATATGTATAAGGATGCTTATGGCGTTCGTCCTCGTGGTGTTGACACTTCAACATGGACTTTGGAACAGTTTGAAGATGAGTTTGAAGGACTTGGTGTAGCTATTGAAGCTGGAGAAAAGGTCCGTGTTCAGGCAGAACAACATGCAATTTTCTCTTTTGAGAAAAGGGTAAGTGACTTGATCTTGTCAGGTGCTAGGGATCGTGCAACAGCAATGCGTTGGATCCACGAAGCTGAAGGTACTATGGGTGATGATGAGTACTTGTGTTATACATTGGGCTTGCCCTATATGTATTTTCGCAAAGTAGCGTAATTTGACAATAAATGGCATTCATGCTATAATACTTGTATTGATTGATTAACACACAGGAGAAGCTATGTCTACAGTTCGTATTTTGTCAGGTTCATATCGTAATGAAGCAGTTAAAGGTGAAGTGTTTACACTTGTTAAAGGTTTTCAGACAAGTAAAAAAGGTAGTTATGTGACTGTTAAAAATGATGGTCAGTTCCCGGGTCGTAGTACTGAGATTAAAATCTTAGTAAATACGATTGATAATATTGAATTTTTAAATGGAGATAAAGTTATGGCTAATGCTGTAGTAGAGTTTAAGAAAGAAGCAGTTAAAGAAACAGAACAAGAAGCAATGGACCGTATTGCTACACGTTTTGAGGTCCTTGATGAAATGTCACGTGCTTGTATCAATGGTGATATACGTGCTATGATTGTTTCAGGCCCGCCCGGTGTCGGCAAATCATATGGTGTTGAGACACAAATGGAGAAAGCAAGTATGTTTGACAAACTTGCAGGCAAGCGAGTTCGTTTTCAAATTGTTAAAGGTGCTATGACAGCATTGGGTTTGTATACTCAACTGTACAAGTATTCTGACACAAAGAACGTGTTAATTTTTGATGATTGCGATTCAGTTTTTACTGATGACTTGAGTTTGAACATTCTCAAGGCCGCACTAGATTCAGGCAAGACACGTAGAATCTGCTGGAATAGTGATTCACGTTTGTTGCGTGAAGAAGGTATCCCAAATACTTTCAACTTCAATGGTAGTGCTATCTTTATCACTAACTTGAAATTTGGCAATCTGAAATCTAAGAAATTGCAGGATCACTTAGAAGCATTGCAATCACGTTGTCACTTTCTGGACCTGACTATTGATGGTGATCGTGATAAGATGTTGCGTATCAAGCAGGTCCATCGTGATGCTGATGGTGGTTTGTTCAAGGATTATGATTTTAATGAAGAACAATCACAAACTGTGATTAACTTCATGTGGGACAATCATACTAAATTGCGTGAAGTGTCCTTGCGTATGTGTTTGAAGATTGCAGACTTGGTTAAGATCAGTCCCGGCAACTGGCAGAATCTTGCTAAGACAACTTGTATGAAAGCATAACCCCTGCAGTGTGCGTAACGGCAATGACAATAAGTCCGTTTCGATAAGAGTTTTTCGTTCCTTTCTTTAAGTACTTTTGGGAGACTTCGGTCTCCCCCTTTTTTATTGATTTTTTGTTTTATTTGTTATATAATTGTTGAATGATTGAATTGAATAATAAAGAACAACTTATATATTATATGGTTGCCAACTTAAGATTAAGTAGGTATGATATTCGTTTCCTTCAGAACCTTGAAAAAATTAGCTCGGTTAAAAAACGTATTACAAGTAATCAAGTAGAATTGGTTGACAAACTTATAGAAAAATATGAACGGCAATTTGTTAAAAATCAAATGTTCGTTAAGGAGTTATCTAAACTTCCTTGGAAAACACTTGTAGTAGAAACCACAGATGAATATACCTCTGCTCATATAGGTATTCTTAATGATAATATCATATTAAAAACACCTTATAATAAAACATTTATTACTGCATTTAGATCACTTAGTGAATCTAGTTTTGTATGGGATAACATTAATAAATATTATATTGCTGATTTAAGCACGTTCTCGTTAAAACTAGCTAGTAACATGGTAACAAAGTTTTTCAATGAGGTTAGATATAGTGATAATGTTAAAAAATTATTAGACCAGTTAACTTATTACAAAGATGTAAAATATTGGACACCTACATTGGTATGTACAAATGGCAATTATATAATTGCTTGTACTAATAAAGCACTGGATAAATCTATTAAACATATCACTTTAAATACTGAATTAAATACATTAGCTGAATTAGTAAGATACGGTATAATGATTGATGATAGTATTATGCATACCGATGAAGAAAGATTTGCTGGATCGTATAATCCTAAAGTAGAACTAAACAACATATGTGACATTGTGCCTTGGCTACAGAATATCAAATGTGATTATGTTTCAGTATCAGGTATAGGATTGTCAACTAATTTAAAGTTTAAAGATAGCTTAAAACAATCACTAGAAAAAGCAGGTATACAGTACAACGATGCCGGACGAGTTATAACACACACTAATTTAAGCAAGTATAAATTCCCGGTCATTGTAAAATTTAAATTAATAGCTGATGATTATATAAATGTAGCAAAAGTAATCAATGTGGTAAATAGTCAACCAATCAATTTGGAAAAGAATGAAACAATGTAAAATAATCGTCAAAGACGAAGTGAATGTAAAGATAGAGGGACTTGAACTATCAGAGCGTAAAGCACTGATGAAAATGTTTGAGTATGAAATACCCGGAGCACGGTATCTACCTGCAGTAAGGCTAGGTAGATGGAATGGCAAAGTTAGCTATTTCAGTTTAGCGGGCAGTACCTACATTAACTTGTTGCCTGAAATACTTCCCTACCTAGACAATGCAGGATATGATATTGAATTAGAAGATTTGAGGGATTACTCAACAACCTTTACTTTTGACAAAGTGTCCGAGGATACATTTAAAAATAAAAACTGGCCTAAAGGTCATCCAAAAGAAGGTGAGCCGGTCGTATTACGTGACTATCAAATTGAACTCGTAAACAACTTTTTAGAGAACCCGCAATCATTACAAGAGATTGCTACAGGGGCAGGCAAGACACTAATGACTGCGGCATTAAGTTATACTATAGAAAAATATGGTCGCAGTATCGTTATTGTTCCAAATAAGTCACTAGTAACGCAAACAGAAGCAGATTACATTAATCTAGGATTAGATGTTGGTGTATACTTTGGTGATCGTAAAGAGTTTGGTAAGACACACACGATCTGTACTTGGCAAAGCCTTAACAACATGCTTAAGAAAACAAAAGCAGGTGAAGCAGAAGTAGATATCGGAGACTTCATTGAAGGTGTTGTTTGTGTAATGGTTGATGAAGTGCATATGGCAAAAGCAGACGCACTAAAAACATTGCTTACTGGTGTGTTTGCTAAAGTGCCCATTCGGTGGGGACTAACAGGAACTATTCCTAAAGCAAAGTTTGAAGCACAAAGCATCTATGTAAGTTTGGGCAATGTTATTGGTAAACTAAGTGCAAGTGAATTACAGGATCAGGGTGTATTAGCACGTTGCTATGTTAACATTATGCAATTACAAGATGGTAAAGAGTTTACTAACTATCAAAGCGAACTAAAGCACTTGTTAGAAGATAGCGAAAGATTAGATAAGATAGCTAGTTTAATCAGTGGAATAAATGATACCGGTAACACATTGATTCTAGTAGATAGAGTTAATGCAGGAAAAGAAATTGTTAGTAGATTGCCCGGTAGTGTGTTTGTTAGTGGTGCTACTAATATGAATGAACGTAAGGAAGAATATGATGAAGTTGCGACTAGCACTAATAAGATTATTGTAGCTACTTATGGCGTGGCAGCTGTTGGTATTAATATTCCCCGTATTTTTAATCTTGTTCTCATAGAACCAGGAAAAAGCTTTGTTCGGGTTATTCAAAGTATTGGGCGTGGTATACGTAAAGCCGAAGATAAAGACCATGTACAAATCTACGACATAACAAGTAGTTGTAAATTTGCCAAACGACATTTAACCCAACGTAAGGCATTTTATAAAGAAGCAAACTACCCGTTTGATGTAGAAAAGTTGACTTATAGATAAGAATGTGATAGAATAACAACATGCGTATATTAACACTTGAAAACGAATTTTATAATTTAGAAACATTGCCGGAGGAAATAGACGACCTTCGCTTTGCTATACTAGATAACAGTAATCCACAAAATGTAGATTATCATTACATCCCATTAATCTTTTTGGAATCATTTAACAGCCCTGCACTTGTATTAAAGATCGGCAACAGTACTGTTAAGATGCCATTAGATTGGCAAATACTTATCGGTGAACAAGAACACGGAGACTTAGAGACATTGCCACTAACAAGTATAAATGACAGAGGATTCAATGCATTTGAGTTTAATCCGTTAACTAGCTTTAGCCCAAGTTTTGTGCCTATTGAGATTGTAGATATTTACCACGATGTAACTTGGTATGCTCCTCGATTGAAGAACGGGCAATTCTTATGTGTCCCACTAGATGACGGACCTAAACCCCGATGTGTATATTTTGTAAAAGAGATTAGTCGTAACTGTGAGATTGTGGATTATAGTCAGGCATTCTAATGGCAACTAAAAAGAATACCCCCGTTGATGAGAAGTTTGAAGCACAAGACTTCAACTTGTTTGATTCTCTTGCGGCTATGGACAAAAAAGACTATGGGTATTATGATAGTTTATCTGAAGAACAACAAAAGAAGTTTGTTCCCTATATGATGACACATTGGATGAGTGCTATCAAAGGTTCAGGAGATGTTCAGGGCTATTACTTGCGTAGCGTAGACTATCACGCAAATAAATATTTGTTTAATGAATATGTACAGAAACATCCCAAACTGCAATGGTATATGTTATGTGCTAGTAGTCCTGGATTAGGCAAACAATTTCATCAATGGATACCTCATTTAGGTAGTAAAGTAACATCATTAAAAGAACCTGCTAAAACAAAAGAGATTAAAGAATATTACACTAAGATTTATCCTAAAGTAGATAGTGATGACATTGATGAGATTACTAAAGCATTTGTACAAGAACATAAACGTAAATGCTATCTAGCAGAAACATATCCTAACTTAAAACAATCTGATATAGAAGTTCTTAGTCAATTGGTGACGGAAGAAGATATTAAGCAATATGAAAAAGATCGAGGAAACTAAATCACTATATGGTTGTGAGTTCTGTAAAGCTACTTTCCAACGTGAAAGTACTGTGCTTAAACACATATGCGAACCCAAACGCAGATGGTTAGAACGTGACCGTCAAGGCAATCGTGTGGGTTTTCAAGCTTGGTTACAATTTTATAAAAAGAATACTGCTGGTACAAAGAATCGTACATATGAAGAATTCATTAAGAATCCTTATTATCTTGCGTTCATTAAGTTTGGTCTATATTGTGTAGAGATTAAGTGTATCAATGTAAGTAGATTTAGTGATTGGTTGTTAAAGAATTCAATTCGTATTGACAACTGGCGACAAGATAGTAATTACGCAAAGTTTTTGTGTGAATATTTACGTATAGAAGATCCGTTGGATGCAATACATCGTAGTATTGAAATAACAATAGAAAAAGCAGAAGCAGAAAAGATTCAAAGCAGAGATTATTTACGATATGGCAATCCAAACAATATATGTTATGAGATTGCTAGAGGACGAATTAGTCCATGGATGTTATATCAGAGTGATAGTGGGGTAGAGTTCTTAAGTACATTACGTGATGACCAGCAGAAGATGATCATGGATTATATCAATCCAGAGCAATGGGCATTAAAGTTTAATCGTGATCCTGCGAATGTTAAACAAGTCAAGGAATTATTAAATGCCGGCGGGTACTAGAGTTCGTATATCATGGCAACCATTTCAT